GTATCTTCTCTCCATGCTGTACGGAGGGCGTGCCATAAGTGGTAAAACTCCCCTCAAAACCCTCGCGCTTGTGCAGCTCATATAGGCGTTTTACTTCCTTCTCAAGTTCAGCTTGTGAACTAACGTGCCAAGTCATTTTTAAAGTCGTTTTAGGGTTCTCATCACCAAACTCATATTGTAATCTCTTGCCTTTACCAAAGGAGGAAGTGCCTATAATCTTTATGGTGCGCTCTTCTTTGCTTAGGTACTTAAGGTTATTCTCGGTGCAATTGCGTTCTAAGTCGAAATGCTTCATCTCATCACTTACTTTTACATCTGAATAAGGCTTGGCTATAGTGAGTTTGCCCTCACGAATAAAGCTGTATATTGACCAGTCTTTTTGGAGTTTGTCAAGCACAGCCCCTAATGTGGTATTGTTAAAACGTACGCCACCAAGGCTTATATCTTCTACTTCTAAAGGGTAGTCTTTTACTACTTCGGTGAGGAATGTTTTTAGACTTGCCTTTGCCGACACGTAATTGATGGGCAACTGACGTAGCTTCCACATTGCATCACTAAGGCTAATAGTGATAGGAAAGTCTGCTGATACTTGGGTAATGAAGCCCTCAAACTCCTGTAAGAGTTCACCATTGTAGCCCATTTGTATCACTACTTTGTCTCCTACGGCAAAGAGTTCTCGCACCTTTTGCTTATCAAAATCACCTACATTACGAGGTAGTACGACACTTGCCGTATCGGTAAGCATCTTCCACGAACTTTCAATTTCAATGGCTGAAACTTTCTGCACCTTAAAAGGGGTTCCCTGTTTAGGGTAAAAGGTAATGGCTACTTCAATGGCTAAGGTCATAGTCTGTAAATAAGTTCAAAGGGTTCGTCGCTAATGCAATTCAGCTCTATGGGAATGATGTTAGGTGTACCTTCCAAGCTATGTATATCAATGCTTTCAATCACTAAGTTGTGAATGTTTTTCCATCCAAAAAGGTCTCCTTCTACCGATATAGATTGTATTACCTCTGACCATTCTATAAGGCGTTTTTCGTATTCTCGTGAGCTTAACTCATCATTGTGGCATACGGTACGAATACGTATCTGCCAATCGTCAAAGCCATAGATTTCCTTAACAGTACCATTGCCACCTATTACATCTGTACGACTTATATTCTTTACTCTCGAAAAATCTACCATAGTAGCAGGAGGCAACCAAAAGTCGGCTAACTGCTTCTCTACTATCTTACTTTGGTAGTCGTAGAACTTGTAACTACCTGCGGTAAACTTCACTGGAAAAACAATGGGTGTACCGAGTTTGGATAGCCGCATAGCTTCCTCTCTTTCCACCGTACGGATACTGCCATACTCAGCTGTGCGGGCAGGCTCTTTGCCTATAGGTACGGTGAGGTACACGGGCAGGTTAGTGCCAAAAGCCAACTTAAAGAGTTGTGATATGTTATAGCGATTATCCATTGTCTATATTGAGCTTTAATAGTTTCTTGACAGCATCATAGTCTTTGCCGTCTCTTTCTAACTGTATCTTAATACGTTTCTCTACGGCCGTGCGATTATGTTTCCCTTTGATGAGCTCTACCATATTCGCTCCTACTAAAGGATCAGACTTCCAATTACCCTGCTGACTTTGGAGGATAAACCCTACCTCCTGCAACATACTTTCCCCTATGGAAAAGTCGCCCGCTATAATTTCTAAGTCGTTATGCTCATCTACAAGTATATCTTTCATAGTCTAAGGGCAATTATAAGGTTACTAAGGCGTCACGCATACGGTCATTAATTTTGCTAATTACTCCATTAGCGGCATTTTCTTTACTTCCAATAGTTTTGTCGATGGGGAAAGTGTTATTCATTGTGATATTAATGGTGATAGTCTTGCTTCCCCCACCACTACCTCCTACGCTCATTGTGCTGTCCTTTCCTCCTTCTTTGCCCCCTTTAGTAGGGGTGATAGGGTTAGGACTTGCACCTCCTCCAATAGCCGAACTGGCAGAAAGGTTGCCCGCTTTAGGGGCTTCGGTAGCTTCTTTTTTATCTTTATTCCAAGTAAGTGATTGTCCTGCCTTTATAAACTCTTCTTTAGCGGCAAGATTAGCTTCATAAGCTACTTTAGCACTATCGGCAATGGCTTTTTTACGGTTCTCAGTGTCTTCATTGATTTGGGCAAGCATCTTATTATTTTCGCTCTCATCTCCCAATCCTACAGCATTCTTAAACTCATACCATCCCTCTTTTATCTTATTAAGACCTATCATTAGGGAATTGACCATAGTTAGCCATACTGTTTCAATACTTGCTGAAAATCCTAGAAAGAGGAGTTTTGCGCCCTCCCACGTGTGTTTCCACGCTTCTCCCCAACCACTAACCTTATTAGCCAAGTATATAATACCTGCCACCAATGCGCCAATGGCAACGATAATAATACCAATAGGATTAGCTGACAGAGCTGCATTCCACAACCATTGTACGGCTGTAGCCGCCTTTGTCCATACAACCATTAGCTTCTGAACTACTACAGTTTGTTTAAGCCACCCTCCAAGAGCCTTTACCACAGGGGCAAGTCCTGAATAAGCAGACCCCATATCGCCCAAAGTGCTAATAACGCCTCCTAAGCTGTCGCCTACTACCCCAAGCACCTTGGTAAAGGAAAATGAACCTATTTTCAAGTCATCTAACCAAGCTTTACATCTGCCCATCCACTCACTCCAACCACTCATTACGATAGTAGCTTGTTCGGTAGCTACATTGGTACCGCTGATTTGCTCGGTAAGCTCCGCTTGTGCTTGTGCAGTATTGATAAGTCCTTGAGCAGCTTGTATATTTTCAGCTCCAAAGACGGCGGCCAAAACATCAGTATTTTGTCCTATCTTCTGCAACTCTTTGAGTCGTTCGGCAAAAGGTACCGTAGTGTCTGATACTTTTTGCATATTTACTCCATAGGCGGCAAGCATATTAGTAGCCTCTTTAGAGAGGGCAGAGGGTGCATTCATTTTAATAAGCACGTTCCTAAGTCCTACCCCTGCTTCGGCTCCATATTTTCCCGATTGGGCGAGAGCTTGCAGTGCGGCGTTCGTCTCCTCAAAACTTACATTAGAGAGTTTAGCAGCTCCACCTGCTTGTACGAGAGCTTGGGCTATCTGAGGCACTTCGGCAGCACCTTCTTTAGCTCCTGCTGCCATTACATTCATCATTCGCTCCATTTCGGCCGCTGCTGCGATAGGATCATCCAAATTCACTTTGAACTGAAGCATTGAGGTAGTAAGCGCATCGGTGGCTCCTACTACATCGCCTCCCATAGTTTTGGCAAGTGTATTGGCATAGCTTCCCATTTTGGCAAGCGCCTCATCGCTTTCGCCTATTTGAGGGCCTAAGCGTGAGAGTATGGTTTGAAAGGTAGCGAGGTTATCAGTAGCCGTACCTCCAAATTCTTTGGCAAGGTTACGAGCCTTTCCCCCAAGTTTATCCAAATCGTCTCCAGTAATACCGGTAATAGCAGCTACATCAAGTAATGATTTCTCATAGTCTGCTCCTACTTGTGCAGCTTCTGAAAACTTTTGAGTAATATTCAAAAATCCTTGTGAAGCTGCTTGCCAATCAATAGGTCGCATACTGGTTGCCAACTTATCCCACCCCTCTTTCATACTGCTTATGAAGTCTTTCCAAGTATTGTGCATACCTTCTGTGGCACGCCTCACATTCTCTTGTGCGGTGTGCAAAGGTTGCGATACATTGTCTTTGGCTTCAAAAATCCACGTTGTAGTGTGATTCACGGTTGCGGAATATTAGGGGTTAGACTATTTACTAATTTCGTTCAGTACTTCTACCAAAGCGCGTTTTACGGCTTGGTATAGGAGTTGTTCTTGGCACTTCATATTAAAGTCAAGGGCTTTAAAATGTTCCCGCCACTGAGTATCGTTCATCGTTTCAGGTGTCTGACCATTGGCACGGAGTAGTGCATCTATGCCTTCTATAAAGTCGTACGCTTCTAAGGAAAGGAGCGACGACTCTACACTTTTTTTAAGGCTACCTTTGAACTTTGTAATAGCTTGCTCAGCTCGGTAATCAGCCCCATATAGATGGAGGCATCATTTTCCATCCACTCCATATCACCATCCAGTACACAATTCTTTACCAGTGCCTCATTGGCCTTGTCTGGACTTTCTATATACTCTTTAGAAGTCACTAAGGCAAGTAGGTTTTTACTGGGTTTCTTTACCAAAAAGTAAGCGGGATCTTCACTGGCTTCTCCCTCTTCGGTAAAGGTAGTACCCGATGGATACACGGCTATTTCTCTTACCACATTAGGGTATTTAGCCTTGTAGTTTTCTATATCGGCTTCGGTATATTTTTTCATTTTAAACAGCTTTTAAAAGGTTATTAAATATTCCAGTCAATATGACTTACAATCAACTCAAACTTAATAGCAATAGAGCCATCTCCTTGCTTGATAGCCATTTCAGTACCTAAGAACTCCGCATTGCGTATCATATCTTTAATGATAAATCCGCTTGGCGCTTCATAGATGACGGGAATGTCGAAAGGTTCAATATCCTGTAGGCGGGTGCCCTTTGGTAGAGAACGATGTATGCCGTCTACTTCTTCTTTGAGAATAGTAATAGAAGCCTTTGCTTCATAGTTCTCCTCCGTACGCCCAACGGGAAAACCTCCCGCGCCCATAATATTCGACTTTTTGGTACTATCCGAATAGTTAATTTCGACAATACCTACCACATCACGTCCCAAAAGGTTGAAGGTTACACAATTCCAACCTTGTAGTTTCCCGAAGTGATTGATAACATTTGTATTCTTTGGCATAGTATAGTATTATAGATTAGAGGTTAAACCAATTTCGCCCTCAATAGCGTGTAGAATATCATCAGGCACCAGCCGTATTTTCACCTTTAGGGGCGTTTGCTCTGTTACCGTTTGCTTTGCGTCAATACTCACTGCATAGCCGCTAATCTCACCAGTTACTACCATTTGTCTTTCGATAGCTTTTCCCGCTAATTCTTGCAGGGAGGTAACAATACTGTCTTTAAGGTAGCCCGTTTGTGGGTTCTTTGGCAGCTTGCTTTTGATACGTGGTGAAAGAGTTTGACGCACCAAACGTGCTGCTTTATTCCATATCCTATTATTTTCAATATAGGTATAGTCGGATGATTTGCTCACACAGGTAGGAGAGTTTGAAAGAAAAAAGCCTGCCATATCGGCATATTGTCCTGCCAAAATATACCCTTTATCATTGAGTAGTTTAAGCTGCTCATTGCTAAGTTCTTCTGCACTTTGCCCCGTGGAAATACCTCCACTGATGTAGCGTTTTTTCCCCTCATCAGTAAGGGGATAGGTATTTCCTCCTTTGGCATTTTCGGGTTTTGTTTCAATATCCACCGAACCTAAGTTTTCACTCACATTGCGTACCGACAACATACCCAAAGCACTACCTACACTGGCGTGGTACTTGTAAGTCTCATCTATAGCGGCAATACCTCTGTCCTGAGCAATTATTACTGATACCTGTGGAGCATTCTTTTCTTTGAGGTCGGCAAAGTTATTTACTTCTAAGCCCTCTTTCCCTTTTCCTTCCACAAGTACAAAGTCTATCAGTATACCATCAGGTTTTACCGCTTCTACGACTTGGGTTTGTAGCTCCTCTACATCACTGGCAATGGTGGAGAGGTCATTGGTAAACCCAAAGAGCCCTACCCCTTTTACCTGCTTGTTAGCACGGATAGCTTTTACTATCTGAGTCGTACTATCCTGCATTTTACCTACCGCTACAGGTAGAAAAATGATTTGGCTCTCTGGCGCTAAGCGGAAGATTTCAGATAGGTGATAGTGAGTAAGTACTTTTTGATTGGCGTCCAAACTTTCAGTAATACCTACTGCTTCCGCATCCTTTAGCTGAATAAAAGATTTAGTCTCTCCATGTGTGAGTTGGGTGCCCGCTACGGCCATTGCAGCTACTACTAAAAACAAATTATCTTTAGTGGGAGCGGTACGCCCTAAACCTCCTTCAGCTTTTTTAAATGTAAATCCTTTGAGTTGTCCCATTTGTTATTCAGTTTTTTGTTCGTCGTCTTCTGTAGGCTCTCCGCTTTCTGTTTTTCCTTGTACAGTAGCTCCTTCTACTTTTTGGGGCTCTGTTTTACCCTCCTTATCTTTTTTGATTTGTGGTATCTTGTTTGACAACTTTACACTTTTGCTATTGTCAAAAGTATATACCCTGCTTTCAATAGTGGAGGCGTGGAGCTGAGCACGATTCTTTTCATAGAAGATTTGCCCATCTTCGGTGGCAAATACTTCTTCGAGGTCATTAGCTTGCATTACTTCTACAGCAATGACTAAGAGTTGGGTGTATGTTTTTGGATTTTCCATTGTTTAAATTGAGTTTAAAAGATTTTTAAATAAGGGGGTGGTCTTACGGGATCACCCCCGTCTATTAGCTACCACTGGTGATAGCTGCTGTACCTTCATCCTTGATAGCGACACAGACAAAGTGCATTTCAAAGCCTATGGTATGTTTGCGTCCTTCTGGGTTACTACTTTTCTCTCGAGCATAGCGAACGGCACTTCCTACGGCTTTCACGGTGTAGTTCTTGTGAAATACAACGGAGGCTTCTTTACCTTGCGCTACCGCTCCAAAGGCTTCTTTTTCACCGTTGTGGTAGGTAGGAGCATAGGTGCTCTCATAGATTTCAAAGCCGTAGTAGTTGCTTGCTATTTTTCCTCCATTGGCATCTTGGTAGCGAGTTTTAAAGGTCAAGTCCTCAATGAGTAAGTCGGCAATATGGTCTGAACAAAGAACCAATACACGACCTTTGCGAGGTACTTTTAGCTTATCCAATTGCTTTTTAAGACGAATCAAGTCCTTAGCGATAAGTCGTTTACGCCCTGTTCCGTCATCTTCTCCCGTGGTTGTGATTACGGGTGTTTTTGCCGTGTTTTTTTGTGGGGCGATAGAAACCAACGCGTGTTCTGCAGTTCTGTCTTCCAATGTTTCTCGGTGTTGTATTTGCACATCACTTACTTTTTCGTAAGGGAGAGCATAGAGTTCGTCTGTAGTTACTTCAGTGTTCTCTGTCTCATATTTGTGCAGTGTAATCACTACCTTTCCGTCTTCTCTTTGGTGGGAGGAGATAGGATAGACTGTGTTATCAATAAGCACCTTAGGGGCTACCCCTCTTACGGGTATCTTAATAACATCGTTACCTACCCATTCGTTTTTTGATTTTACGGCTTCGAGCCATTCGTTCTCATGTCTAAATTGAGTAATAAGCTCCGTTACGGCGAGCTCATTCTTTACTGGTAATGTTTCACTTCTAATTGGCATTTTCTACTTGTTTTTTTGTTGATACATAGCGTTGAGTTCTTTTACCTTTTGAGGGTCTGAAACCATTAGTGCGTCTAAGGCGTCAGGATCCTTTGTTAGGTAATCTTCCATTGTCCAAGTGCTTCTGTCCTCTACAGCACTTTTAGCAGGGGAGATAGTTTGGGAGGCGGGTCGAGGAGTCTCTATTGCCTCTAAAAGGGTAGCCGTTTTAGCATAGTCGGCCTCTGCCAAGCCTACATACAAGTCTTTTTTGTCGGCAGTAATCTTCTTGTCGAAGATAGCTTTATTGACTAATTTCTCGGCTCTATCCTTAGCCTCTACCGCTCTCTTTGCCTCTTGCTCTTTAAGAGCTTGGATACGTTCTTTAATTTGCTCATCGGTGGCATCTGAGGCCATTCCAAGAGCGGAAATAAGGGTGTCTCTATCCATTTTTTCTATATTTTTTGAATTGATTACTTTGTTAGGCTTAGGCAAGCTCTTACATCCGCAAGCTTGCATCATGGCTACAGTCTCTGTAGTGATTTCAGGCTCTCCGTCCACAATCTCTGATATAAGCCCTATTTCTTTTGCCTCCATAGCATTGAGCCAGTAGTCCTGCTTCCATAGCTCATCTATATCTTCGGAAGTCTTTCCAAAGCGTTTGGCATAGACCTCTTTGTATTGCTCTGTTACATTCTCCAAGTGCTTTAAGTCTGCCCGCATCTGATCTATATTACCATAGAACTCTGTAATAGGCTTGTGTATCATAAATTGGGAGCTCTTATAGGCCTTAGCTGGGAAATGAGCCATAATGTAGGTGCCTGCTGAGGCTACCAATGCGCCTGTGCTAATAGTTACACTTTTAAGGCGTTTGAGTTGGTTTACAATTTCGGTAGCTTCATATACCGAACCTCCCGCGGTATTGAGATATACCTCAGCAGAGGTGATCCCCTCTTTTAGGGCTCTGTCTACCTCATAACGAAAGTCGGAGGCTGTCCACCCAAAGTATATCTGCCCTGTAATACGGAGCTCCAATACACCTGCCTGAGCGTTTATCTTTGCTATACTATGTCCTTTTGTTTGCTTAGTCATTGTTTTTAAAAGTTGATTGCCAGCAGGTGCTACCTGCCTCTCTGCGGTGCAAAATTCCAAAGAAGTTGGCACCCCCACAAATTGACATTCCGAAATAGGCAGTAAATCCGACCCAAAAAAGGCAGTAAATCCGACCCATTTCAGAACAAGAATTTTCATACGTGGGGGGCATTACGGAACTTTGCACCATAAAAAGATAACTATGGCCAAAGAAATAGAAAAGAAATCTGCGCGTATTCTCTTCATTGAGCAAGGCAAATCTTCTGAGGAGATAGCGGGGCAACTTGGCGTCAATAAACGTACAGTAGACCGATGGGCTACTGAGGGAGAGTGGCGCAAGATACGTGATGCCAAAGCCAATTCAGGCAAGGAACGTATAGAGCGTACCCAACTTGTGGTAGATTCCCTTACCGATAGGCGCCTACAGGTGATTGAGCAGATAAAGGAGAATGAATCTGAACTTAAAACCGCTGACAAGGAGCGGAAGACTACTTTGCAGATGGAACTGCTTGATTTGCGTAAGGAATGTGCTACCATAGATGACGCTATTGCTAAGTGGAATAAGCGTATTGAGAATCTTATAAAGGGGACTAAAATTACCCTTTCAATGTATATAGAGGTAATGGAGAGTATCTTTGAAGCCTTACGCCTCAAAGATGAGAAGCTCTATATACTTACTTTAGATTTCCAAGAGGAACACCTACACGAGGTAGCCGATAAAAAGTTTTAAACAATGAAAGTAGAAGATAAAATAGCCAAAGAGCGGTATTTACAAAAGATAGCCTTTGCCAAGAGTGCAGGGGCACGCTTTGCCAATGAAACCGCAGAAGAGCGTAAGGCAAATATAGAGGCGTGCCGTAAGAACCCGCGCCTAATGGTGGAACGTTACTTCCCTCACTATGCCGATGCTCCTTGCGCTGACTTCCAAATAGAATGGGCTAAAATGGTACAAAAGAACCCTACTTTTAAGGGCTTTTGCCAATGGGGGCGGGCGCTTGCTAAATCGGTATGGAATGATATTTTTATACCCTTTTGGCTGTGGTTGCAAGGCGAACCTATGTACTTGGTGATTATTGGTAATAGCTATGAGCGTGCCGAGCAGCTGTTGGAGGATATTAAAGCAGAGTTTGAAGCTAACCCGCGTATCCTCGCCGACTTTGGTGAGCAAAAACAGTTAGGCACTTGGGAAGACGGCTTCTTTATTACAAAAGGAGGTTTTATAGGGCAGGCGCTTGGTATGGGACAAAATACACGTGGACTTCGTGTTAAGAACAAACGCCCTACCTTTATTGTAGCTGACGACTTAGAGGATAAAGAGATAAACAAAAACCCACGCCGACAAGAGGAGGTAGTAAAGTGGATAGATACCGCTCTTATTCCTACTATGGATGGTAAGTATCGCCGCTTTGTGCAGGCAAATAACCGTTTCGCTCCTGTGATGATACAGACAATGTTACAGGAAAAGCATCCCAAGTGGAAGGTACACCAAGTAAACGCTTATGATCCTGTAACCTACGCTCCTACGTGGGTGGGTAAATATGATGATACCTACTTCTATGAGTTGGTGTATGGTGACAATGGGATTGGAGAGCTTGCTGCTAATGCCGAGTATAACAATAGTCCCTACATTGAGGGGGTAATTTTTAAAGAGGAGCAATTCCAATGGGTAAAACTTCCTCAACTTCGTACTATGGAGTACATCATCGGACATTGGGATATTGCCTACGCGGGCAATGCCACCAGTGACTACAATGCTGTAGTAGTGCAGGGTATTAAAGAGCGTAAGTTCTACGTGATTGATACCTTTTGTAGGCAGACGAAAATGCGGGCAGCTGTAGAATGGATGTGTCAGTTTCAAAAGCACCTACCTGCAGGAGTTGTGGTTCATTGGCAGTATGAAGCGCAGTTTTGGAACGATGAGGTACAGCGTACTATTCGCGAGGTAGAAAAAGAAACAGGCATTACCCTCAACCTTACCAAGCGTACCTTGGATAAGACTCGTAAGATAGACCGCATTATGAGTATGCAGCCTTACTATCAGAATGGGCGTGTATTCTATAACGAGAACCTCAAAGGATCAGTAGATATGCAAACGGGTACAGGACAACTCAAGAGTATAGAGCCCCAGTACAAAACCCACGACGACTGGCCTGATGCCCACCAAATATGTACTACCGACCTTGAAGCCTATATGCCTAACAATAGCTTTAAAGTGTTAATGGGCAAAATGAATAACTTTAATAGATGGTGAAATTATGTATTATATCCGAAAAGAAAACCTTATATCCAAAGCCTTTGAGCGGGCAATTGATGAGAGTAGCCAAGACTTTGAGCAGGCCCTCACCGAGAGTGAAGCCGAACATATTGCCGTCTTTAAAACCCTTTTAAAGAGGTATTATGATGTGGAGCGTATTTTTGACCCAGAACGCCCCCACTACAATGTACTATTGGCACGTATGCTTACCTTCTTTGTCCTCTCCGACGTCTTTTCACGCAACGCCTATCGCAAGTATAACCCTAACAGCAATACCGAGAAACAAAAGGAATGGGCGGAGGGTATGTTGGACAAGCTCTCCAAAGGTATTTACATTTTAGAAGATTTGCCTAAACCTCCTGCCAATGAGCAAAAGGGAAGTTCGGCACGCTTCCTCTATGGTAACCTTACTAACAATGACTTTTATATCTAATAACCAATGAATATCTTACAAAAAGCCTATAACCGTGTACAAGCCTACTTTGTAGCCAGTGCCCCCTTTGCTATGCTCAAAATGGCATTAGCAGGGCGTACCAATACTGCTGCTTCGCAATACATAAGCTACCAAGCCAAAATGTTGCGAGTAGAAACCCTTAACGATTGGAAAATGGGGGTAATGCTCGCTACTAACCCCGATAACCCCGAAAAGCTAAAGCTAAGCCAACTATACGACAACTTAGAGCAGGACAACCATCTTGGCTCAGTGATTGAAAGCCGTATCGCCAAAACACAACAGTCACCTTTTCGCCTTGTGAACGCTAAGAAAGAACGCAACGAGGACGCTAAAGAGCTTTTGGAAACGATGTGGTTTCAAGACTTTATCAAACTCGTACTGATGAGTAAGTTTCAAGGTACTACCCTTATTGAGCTGTTCAATACCGATGAGAACGGCGAGCTTACCGAAGTAACCGAAATAGAGCAACCCTACTTCAACCCTCTCAAAGGTATTGTACTCAAGGAAGCAGGCGACACTACAGGCACCCCCTACAAAGAGGGTAACCTCGCTAACTTCTATATCCAAGTGGGTAAGGACTACAACGATTTAGGACAATATGCTTTAGCCGCCCCTATTATCTTAGCCAAAAAACTCGGTTTGGGTTCGTGGCTTGACTTCATTGAAAAGTACGGCGTGCCTCCTCTCTTTATCACCACGGAAAGGGAAGATGATACACGCCTTAATCAACTCTTTGAAATGGCTACAAATTTCAAACGCAATGCCTTTATGGTAGGGCGTGGCAATGAAAAGTTTGAAGTGCCAAACATCTCGCAAAACAACAATGCCGAAGTCTTTGACACCCTCATCAAGCGTGCCGATAACGAAATCTCTAAACGCTTTTTAGGCGGAACTGGTCTCACCGACGAGAAAGGCTTTGTAGGATCAGTAGAGGTACAGTTTGAGCTGGCTTCCTACCGATTTCAAAGCGACAAACTGCTTGTAAAGCATATTATCAATAAGAAGCTCATACCACTGTTGGTGAAGCTCTCACCCGCCTATGCGCCTTTAAAAGACTTGCGTTTTGAATGGGACGACGAAGAGCCCCTAACAGCCGAGAAGTTTTGTAAGATGGTAGATACATTAGGTGCTTATTATGATTTTGACCCCGAACAAGTAGAAACCATTACAGGACTCAAGATAGTAGGTATAAAAAGCCAAACCCCTAACCTTCCACCAGTGGAAGGCTCAAAAAAAAAAGCCTATACGATAACGCCCTAAACGAGCGTTGGCAACTGCGTCGAGCCCTTTTACGCGTGGAACAGCTCTATACACATAGCCACTGCGAGTGTGCGCACGACACCCACTCCTTGGACCTTACAGGTTGGCTAAAGGTAATGGAGCAAATTGCCAAAGATAGATACAACGGCACTCTCAAAAAAGGAGAACTTTCTGACGGCTATATTTTAGAAACCTACAAAGAACTCAATGGAGCTATGTGGGAGGGATTTGGAAAAGATAACTTTAGGGTAAATAAGCAAACGGGAGCTATCTCACCCGAAGTACTCCAAATGCAACGTAACCTATACAAGTTTAGCGGGGCAAAAAACTATGTACTCCTTGAGCAGATAAATGAAATCTTACGTTCGGACAAAGGTAAGAACTGGCAAACATTCCTACAAGAGGTACAGAAGCTAAACCCTAAGTACAACAAGAACTACCTTCAAGCTGAGTGGCAAACAGCCAAACAAGCGGGCTACCATGCCGCTAATTGGCAGGAATATATGCGTATGAAGGACATCTACCCTAACTTAAAGTATATGACTGTAAAGGACAACAAAGTAAGAGAAAGCCACCAACTGTTAGACGGATTTATAGCCCCTATTGACAGCAACTTTTGGAAAGTATGCTACCCACCCAATGGCTGGCGTTGTCGATGCTACGTAGTCCAGACAGCCGAACCTGCTTCACAGGAACGCATTGCCCCTAATACTCTTAGTGAGAAAGACTTCCCTAAAGAGTTTCGTGGTAATGTAGCCATTAGTGGGCAAGTGTTCAAAGAGGATAGTACAAACCAGGGTAAACCTCACCCTTACTTTGCCCTCGCTTTAGATGCCGATAGCGACACCAAAAAAGCCTTTGAACTAAGCAAATTAAAAGCACCCTATACGGAAGTCTATGAGGCTAAAAATGGGGCTGTGGTAAAGGTAAGCCCCTTTGCCGACGAAAGCGACCTTGATAAAAACCTTAAAAGTGCTATTGTTATTGCCGATAACTTGGGCGTAAGTATGAATATACGCCCGCATTTGGAAATACAAAATCATAAGAACCCCGAATATGAGATAAATAGTAAAATTGCCGATAGGAAAGAAACAAGTTCTTATACAAGTGTAAAAAGCAACTTAGGAAAAGCAAAAGAGCAAGGAGCAGAAATTGTTGTTTTTGACCTTTCTGACTTCAAAAATTGGGAGGCTATTGGAGTTGTAAGAAGCTTAAAAGGGAAAATTTTAAGCTATAACAATAGAGAATGGTTAAAAGAAGTATTTTTTATCTATGGAAATAAGGCTATCTCTTTTACAACAAAAGAGCTAATGACTGATTTTGATAAAGTAACTACCCGTCTAAAAGCAATAGAGCCTTAACATCACTGCTAAGGCTCTAATGGGAGCGACTTGGATTTCTCCGCGTCGCAGTCTAATAATCACTTATTAGACACCGCAAAGGTACAAAACATTTTTTAAATAGCAAATAAAAATGATTTAAATTCTATTTATGGCAAACTTTCAGACTCCTAACTTTGAATCTATAGCAAGGGAGATATTTAAAAACATATCCCCAAAGGTCGCCCAAAAAGCGCGTGCATTCTTTCTACAATCTTTCA